CCATTAGCAACATCCGTTGTAGAAAAATGACCTGAGTCATGTACAAATCTCCAATCTTGCCATGTTCCACTGTTTTTACCTCTAACAGATATTTCACCTGTTCTGAAATTACTAAATATTTGTGAAACCCAACTTGAACTATATGCTGCTACAAAAAGACCTCCATCAGCATAACCTGCATCTGTTGATGTATTTGTGTACCCAACCATGTTTGAGTGTGCATCATCTATTTTAATAACATTGGTGCTGTTTCTAGACGTAAATAAAGTACCTGCAAAATTATATAGAGTATTATTATCAGTGGTTTTATATCCTGCATCAGCATGATTACCCCAACCATAGGCTGTATTCCAATTCGCTGAGTTGTTTGTGAAAACACCACTATGAAATATAGTCCTCCATGGATTCCATTTTTTTGCACTATCTTGATTCCAACTTCTAAATGATAATTTACCTGCATCATCATTATAAGTTGCATTTAATTGTAGAGAGTAACTATCTGCTCCTATTCTAATTAATGGCCCACTATGAGGTGCATTGTTGGCATATGTAAAATCTACAGATTGATCAATTTGCAGATCAGCATCTTGTCCAGGATGTGAATTCCAACCATTGTCTCTAAGAAATTTTGTACTATCAAGGCCATCAAGTTTTTGTGAGTCTGCTGCTTTTGCAGTCTTACCTAAATAATCGTCATCATGGTTATGACCAGATGCTGCATATCCTCCGTCAGCGTGATTTCCCCATCCGTAGGCTGTGGCCCATTGTGATGACTTTCCATGAGATTTTGTAAAAATTTCTCCATCAACATGAAGACCATTTGATATATCCCATCTAGTATTTCCTTGATCCCAAATAAATTGAGCAGAGGCACTTGTCCCTCTTAGAACAGTTATACCACCAAGATTACTACTAGTAGCACTTCCTCCTTTATTAAGTTCTATATTCTTATCTTCTACCTGTAGGGTAGCAGTATTTAATGTAGTTGTCGTTCCATTAACAATAAGGTTACCACCAACAGTAACATCAGATGTACTTATCAATGTTGAGGATGTTAACCCTAAATGTCTTTTACTTGGTGATGTTGTAGCCATATTATTTCTTTTTTCCTTTTAAACGCTTTCTTGGTATTTTAAATTTTATTTTAGAGTCTAAAGATGCATCATGCAAACTTCCATACATTACTGAACCTTTGCCTTTATAGCCTAAATTATAAGGCGATCTATCAGGATGACCTATTGCTTGTATCTTAACTACTAATTGAGTTCCTTTAGCAGTAAATATATGTGCTTGATCTGTAGATTTATCATAAGTTTCCCAGGTCACCCCATTATCTGGAGATACAAAAACAGTTAATGAGCAGCCTTCTGGAACATAATAATTTTGCAATCCTCCTAAAAAAACCATATCTATATTACCATTATTTGGTAATGTATAACTTCCAAATGAAACATTCCAGTCACCTATTAATTGCTGAGGTTTATCTTCTTTAGGCCAAATTAAAAATCTATGACCATCTGCACCATATCCTCCTTGTATCCAATATTGTGATCCGTTGGCTGAAGACATTAAAACCATTCCATGACCGTAGTCACTTCTATAAGACCTACCTCTACCACCTGTAGTGGTATCCTCAGTCATGTCGTTATACCTTCTAAATCCTGGTGACTTTGCATTGGTTTTATCTATCCAACCACCTAGCATATTCCACCCTCTATCAGAATGTGTTCTTATGTATTCTGGATACTCTGGATCTTTATCCATAGGTGTTCCAGATGTTTTCTGGTATTTGTTACCAAACCTAAACAAGTTATCAAACTGAACATTATCTGCATTGTTTACATAAACTTGTTTTAATATAGTTGGTTTTGTACCTGTCATACATGGTGTAACATCTATTTTCACTATTCTACTACTACCACCAATCCACATTACATTAGGTGCACCATTAGGATCTTCCACAAACAAACCCATTTCATATCCATCATCTCCTACACCTGCATCTCCTAAATCACACCATACAAGTTCTGGACTTGCTGTTGATGCTTTTTCAATCATCATAAAGTTTGCGTTGTAGTATGAACAGTAAAACACTCTGTCATTTACCTCATCATAAAACAAAGTAAATCTATATCCGTTTCTATCGTCATTTGCAGTTCCTGACTTACCATTTGTCTCCCAAGTAAGTATTTGTTCTACACCTGTTTTTACATTTCTCCTAGGGTATTTTTGATAATGCCTTGCATCATACTCACCTACATAGAACCACTCTCCTGCACAAACTAAACCACTTGTATAATAAAGACCTGCTGAAGAAATATTCATACCTCCTTCATTTATAAATCTTTGTGGGTTTGCGTGAGTCGGTCTAGGATCTTTAACAAATGCTGTACCTCCATTTAAACAACCACTATAATCAAAGGTTGTGTACCCATCAACATTGTATGTCATTTGTACACCCTTCTTATTTACTTTATCAATAGCAACAGACTGCATATGGTTATATGTGCTGCCTGTGTCTCTATAAAGAAATTGGGTTTCTTGAAATATTTTAGTTAGTGTTCCATCATTGTTTAGCCTTCTACAAGCAAAACCATCTCCCCAACCTGCTGTAAATAATAGGTCACCATCAATTTCATAAGAGTTTGGAAAACCAATTTGCCTATCTCCACCATCGTAATCACCAGAACCACTATTAACCAAAGTATTACTATATCCACCTTTAAATAAAGGTAGAACAGCGTATTGGCCTCCGTATTCATTCATACCTGCTCCAACTATACTCTTGATCTTAGATCTTGATAACTCGTCTGATTTAAACATTCTTTAGTTCTTCTATTTTATTTTCTGCCTCTACAATTGAGGATTTTAATAATTTAACTAGATTATCATCTAGTAGTTCTCTTTCTAATTCTAACTCTAGGTCTTTTTGTCTTTGTGACAACAACCAGTTCCAATATGATAAATTATCTCCTTTCATTATGACTCTGTTATTTCAACCCAAAACTGATGAAACTTATTATTGCTAGTAGGTTTCATATAACTTGTGTTAGTTCCAGAATAAATTAATGATGCACTTGATCTCAATAAACTTCCCTGAGTATCATGTTCATGATGATATACATTATACACACTTACAAATCTTTTCTTACTTGATGGTGCATCCCATTGAATGTATTTTGCGTTGTTAAGGTCTACTACACTTAGATTAGTAGGCTCTAATTCACCAACACTAAAGTCTTGTGATGTAGTTGCAACGTCAGAATAAACCCCTTGTTTAACTGCGTAAACTCTGTACTCAATTTTTCCACCTTCATCAAAAGAATTATCTATTACAGACATTTCTTCTGCAAAGTCATCAGGAGGAATGACAGATATTAAACCAAAGTCACTTCCTACTACAGAACTAAATACTAAATATTGATCGATGTTACCAGTTCCAGATGCAGTAATAACAACCTCTATTGTGTCACCAACTATTCGTGATAATATTTTTGGTGATTCAGGTTTAGATCTTGTGAGATATCCTCTTGTTGAGTGGTCACCCCAACCATAGGCTGTTTGCCAGTTTGCAATTCTTGTGCTGTCTACATAGTGCGTACTTCCACCACTTGGGTATAATTTTCCAGGAAAGTCTGTATCACCATCATTTTGGAATCTCCATTCTTTTCTAGCACCCCATCCTCCAGACATATTATCTGGAAATGCAAATACTTTTAGACCACCTTCAGCACCAATAAATACAGTCTCTTCTGCATTATTAATATTGGTATTTAATGTACTTGACGTATCACCACCTGCTATAATTACCGAATCATCATGACCGATAGTTATTCCTCCGTTTGCTGTTGTCCTTTTAAGTATTACCTGACCATCTACCTGTAATATATCTCCAGTATCAGGAGTAAAGTTAATTACACCTGCAATTTTATTATCTCTTGCACGAACACTTTCTAGATCTGATGTCTCTGAATATGACGTTAGATATCCACCATCTGCATGGTTACCCCAACCATGTGCAGTGTCCCAGTTACTTGTATTTGAGTTACCAGTGTGTAATATTTTCCACCAATCACTCCAGACTTTATCTTCTCCCCATTTCTCAGATCTTACATATAATTCTCCAGTGTTGTTGTTGCCAGAACTTGCTGCTGCAAATTGTGTTCTTGCTTTACTGTCATGATATGTAAATTCTAAACCTGTTGCATAATTACCAGAACCAGGTCTGTTTTTTGCTTGGAAAGCACCCTTAAAAGGTGTAACACCAAGACCTCCATTAATATCATTAAAGTCAGCAACCTGATAGGCAAAATTAATTTTCCCTGTTGCCTCATCATCAACATCACTTCTTACATATTTACTATTTATAGGTATACTTGTAATATAACCTGCATCAGCATGATTACCCCATCCATGTGCAGTATTCCAATTGTCTATTCTACCTGTACTTACATATTTAGTAGTTGAGCCTCCTGGATAAATATTACCATCAGTAAAGTAATTACCATTATCTAAGTCTAACCATGCTAATTCATCTACACCTGAGTGACCTTTTGCAAAATCTGCATTTGCTTTACCAAAAGAAATTCTTCTATTGCTTTGGTTTGGGCCATATATCATTGTTGCCCAATCACTACTAGTTCCGTTTGCGTTCCATAGCATCATACCATATGATGTAGTTCCACTGTCGTAAACTGTTATTCTATTTTCTGTGGTATCCTCTGCATTATTAGTTAATCCTAGTCTTGGTGCTATAATCGCATTAGTTACTGTACCACCATTAAAGATAGTGTCGTTATCTGTGGTTTTATATCCTGCATTTGCATGGTTACCCCAACCGTAGGCTGTATTCCAATTATCTGATGATCCGTCTGTTATAGAAATAGTTCCAACTTGTAAATGACCGTCAACAACTTTACTTGAAGCGTATTTTACAATTCTAACACCTTTATAACTACCATCAACAGCATTAGAGGATCTTTGCCCAATCTCCATCATTAGAGCATTGGCAGTAGTTCTATTTGGTAAGTAATGAGTAAATGTTTGTGTCCAATCATCGCCACTAGATCCTGCTTGAAAAGTCCATTGATTTGAAGCATTTCTAAACCAAGTATGACCTCCATGATCTTTTACGTCTATTGAATATGTTGATTCTGCTTGAATAGTTTCATGACCATGAGTAGGTAGAGATGTAAGATATCCACCGTCAGCATGATTACCCCAACCGTAGGCTGTATCCCAATTAGCAACAGATGGGTTTGCTGTGTCTATTACTTTTTCATTAGTTGATTTTTGAATTGTAACACCCTCAAGATTTGTCACCTGGCTTATTTCCCATCCAGATGTTAAATTCATCGCACTATGGTAAAACCCTGGGTGAGCAATTACATCTACCGTAACATGACCATATTTCCATTCATCAGTAGCCTCTCCTAAAATTAAATAATCTTCATCTGCTGAACTTGAGTACGCATAATGTAAGTTCTTAGCACTCTCTCCATGCTTTTTAATTCTTTTATTATACCATCCACTTGTCCAGTCATGTCCTGATACAGTATAAATTGTATGTGCATCTGATGTGTACTCATATAAGGTCACCCTCAATACAAGCATTGACCAGTTTGATTTACTGTGAAATCCTGGTAATTTTATTTTTATAGCACCTGTAGAATCACCACTATCTGACCAGTGTAAAACACAATTAGCAGAGGTGTTATCTATAACAACTGGATATTTTACATTTCCACCAGAAAAGATGGTGTCGTTATCAGTGGTTTTATATCCTGCATCTGCGTGGTTACCCCAACCATGTGCTGTAACTCCTTTAGCAACATCGGCTGTAGAAAAATACTTAGTGGTATGTACTGTATGTATACTACTCCAAGTGGTACTGTTTTCTTGGAATCTAACACCCATATCACCTGTTTGTGATGATAGATGTATTTGTCCGTAATAATTTCCAGAGTGCAAGTGCATAGAAAGAACTCCATACCCATTATGAGCACCTGCCATTCTAGCACCACCTGTCCAACCACCATCGTCCTGAGCGAACATATAAGTTCCTTGATCGTCAACATTTTTTTCCGATCTAAAAACTTGTAACCCAGTAGATGTAGATAAATAACCCATCTCTGCAATTTCAGCAGAGGTTAACTGAGTATTATTATCAGTGGTTTTATATCCTGCATCAGCATGATTACCCCATCCATGTGCTGTAACTCCATTAGCAACATCCGTTGTAGAAAAATGACCTGAGTCATGTACAAATCTCCAATCTTGCCATGTTCCACTGTTTTTACCTCTAACAGATATTTCACCTGTTCTGAAATTACTAAATATTTGT